AGGACATTTCGTCGCTGGTGGGCAAGGTCGACATCCGCATGCTCGACCGCCACTCGCAGGACGATCCGGATGCCTACAGCTACTCTGGCGGGCTGTGCCTGGCCAACCAGGGGCTGCTTGAATTCGTCGAGATGTTCAAGGCCCCGATCAAGATGCTGCACCCCTTGCTGACGGCAACCCAGGAAGGCAACTTCAAGGGCACCGAAGGCTTTTCCGCGATCCCGTTCAACGGCGCCATTCTGGCCCACTCGAACGAATCGGAATGGCAGACCTTCCGCAACAACAAGCACAACGAGGCGTTCCTCGACCGTATCTACATCGTCAAGGTGCCTTACTGCCTGCAGGTGTCGGAAGAGGTCCGCATCTACGAAAAGCTGCTGCACCACAGTTCGCTGTCGGCGGCGCCATGCGCCCCGGGAACGTTGGACATGATGGCGCAGTTCTCGGTCCTGACGCGCCTGAAGGAACCCGAAAATTCCAGCATCTATTCGAAGCTGCGCGTCTACGACGGCGAAAGCCTGAAGGACGTGGATCCCAAGGCCAAGGCCCTGCAGGAATACAAGGACTATGCCGGCACAGATGAAGGCATGACCGGGGTGTCGACGCGTTTCGCGTACAAGATCCTGTCCAGCGTCTTCAACTACGACCAGACCGAAGTCGCCGCCAACCCGGTGCACCTGATGTACGTGCTCGAGCAGCGGATCGGCCGCGAAGACTACCCCGAGGAAATCCGCCGGCGCTATCTTGAATTCATCAAGGGCTACCTGGCGCCGCGCTACGCGGAATTCATCGGCAAGGAAATCCAGACCGCCTACCTCGAGTCCTATTCGGAATACGGCCAGAACATCTTCGACCGCTACGTGACCTTTGCCGACTGCTGGATCCAGGACGAGGAATTCCGCGACCCGGAAACCGGCGAAAGCTTCGACCGCAGCGCGCTCAACGACGAACTGGAAAAGATCGAGAAGCCGGCCGGCATCGCCAACCCGAAGGACTTCCGCAACGAGATCGTCAACTTCGTGCTGCGGGCGCGCGCCAACAACAACGGCCGCAACCCGACCTGGACCAGCTATGAAAAGCTGCGCGAAGTGATCGAGAAGAAGATGTTCTCGAACACCGAAGACCTGTTGCCGGTGATCTCGTTCAACGCCAAGGCGTCGGCCGAGGACAAGTCCAAGCACCAGAGCTTCGTGGATCGCATGGTTGAAAAGGGCTACACGGAAAAGCAGGTGAGACTGCTGTGCGAGTGGTATCTCCGTGTGAGGAAGTCTTCCTGAGCGAGGTGAATCATGAATTCACTCATCGATCGCCGTCTTAACGGGCGCAATAAAAGCGCCGTCAACCGGGAGCGTTTTCTCCGGCGTTATAAGAACCAGATCCGCAAGGCGGTACATGGGATGATCCGCGACCGCTCCATCCAGGACATGGATCAGGGCGGCGAGATCAACCTGCCCGCCCGCGACATCTCCGAGCCGACCTTCCATCACGGCCAGGGCGGCGACCGCGAGATCGTGCACCCCGGCAACCGCGAGTTTGCCAAGGGAGACACGTTCGACCGGCCGCAAGGCGGGCAGGGGGAAGGCGGCTCCGAGCCGGGCGAAGGCGAATCGGTCGACCAGTTCACCTTCAGCCTGTCGCGGGCGGAATTCCTGAACCTGTTCTTCGAGGACCTGGAACTGCCGCACATGGCGCGCACGCAGCTGGGCGAGGTCAGCCAGAAGAAATGGCAGCGCGCCGGCTACACGACCACGGGCTCGCCCAGCATGCTGAGCATCAGCCGCACGCTCAAGTCCTCGCTGGCGCGCCGCGTGTCGCTCGGCGTGAAGGCGCGCGCCGATCTGGAGGATGCCGAGGAGCGCCTGGCCAAGGCGCTGGAAGCGGGCGCTCCCGCCGACGAGATCAAGGCGCTGGAGCAGGACGTCGAAGGTTGCCGCGAACGCCTGGCCCGCGTGCCTTTCCTGGACGACCTGGACCTGCGCTACCGCAACCGGGTGTCGGTGGCCATCCCGATGGCGCGCGCCGTCATGTTCTGCCTGATGGACGTGTCGGGCTCCATGGACGAAAACAAGAAGGACCTGGCCAAGCGCTTCTTTTCGCTGCTTTACCTGTTCCTGTCGCGCAAGTACGAACACGTGGACCTGGTCTTCATCCGCCACACCGACAACGCCGAGGAAGTCGACGAACATACCTTCTTCTACGATCCCAAGAGCGGCGGCACCATCGTGCTGTCGGCGCTGGAACTGATGCGCGAGATCCTGGAGAAGCGCTATCCGCCGACCGCCTGGAACGTGTACGCGGCGCAGGCCAGCGACGGCGACTCGTTCGGCGCCGACGCGGGCAAGAGCGCGCGCTTCCTGGCCGAACATCTGCTGCCGGCCACGCGCTACTTTGCCTACATCGAAGTGCCCGACTCGCAGGAGGCGCGCAAGAGCAGCCTGTGGGCGGAATATGAACAGAAACTGGAGCCGCATTTCGTCATGCGGCGCATCTGCGAACGCGGCGAGATCTTCCCCGTGTTCCATGACCTGTTCAAAAAGGAAACCGCATGAATGCCATCGTGGGAGCGCTCGTGGAACCGGAGGCCGCCGGCAGCGCCCGGCCCATCTCCCAGGGTTCCGAATGGACCTTCGAACTGATCCAGTCCTATGACGACGCGATCTCCAAGGTCGCCGCCGAATACGGACTGGACACGTACCCGAACCAGATCGAGGTAATCACCTCGGAACAGATGCTGGATGCCTATGCGTCGGCCGGTCTGCCTATCGGCTATCCGCACTGGTCGTACGGCAAGGAATTCATCCGCAACGAGCAGTTCTACCGCCGCGGCATGCAGGGGCTGGCGTACGAGATCGTCATCAACTCCAACCCTTGCATCTCCTATCTCATGGAAGAGAACTCCATGACGATGCAGGCGCTGGTGATCGCCCACGCCTGTTACGGCCACAACTCGTTCTTCAAGGGCAATTACCTGTTCCGGCAATGGACCGATGCCGACGGTGTGCTGGACTACCTGGTCTTCGCGCGCAAATACGTCATGTCCTGCGAGGACCGCTATGGCATCGACGCGGTGGAATCCTTGCTCGATTCCTGCCACGCGCTCTCGCACCACGGCGTGGACCGCTACAAGCGCCCCACGCCCATTTCCTACAAGGAAGAGGCCGCGCGCCAGGCTGAACGCCAGGAGCATGCCCGGCTGCAGTACAACGACCTGTGGCGTACCCTGCCGCGCCTGGAGGCCGACAAGGACACCCACGTCGAGGCCTCGGTGTTTCCGCCGGAGCCCGAAGAGAACCTGCTGTACTTCATCGAGAAGTATTCGCCCAAGCTCGCGCCGTGGCAGAAGGAACTGGTGCGCATCGTCCGCAAGGTCGCGCAATACTTCTATCCGCAGACCCAGACCAAGGTCATGAACGAAGGCTGGGCCACGTTCTGGCACTACACCATCCTGAACCGGCTGCATGAAAAAGGCCTGGTCAACGACGGCTTCATGATGGAGTTCCTGCAAAGCCACACCAACGTGGTCAGCCAGCGCGGCTTCGACGAACGCGGCTACGGCGGCATCAACCCCTATGCGCTGGGCTTCGCGATGATGTCCGACATCCGCCGCATCTGCGAGGCGCCGACGGCCGAGGACCGGCGCTGGTTCCCCGACATCGCCGGCGGCGACTGGCTGAAGACGCTGGACTTCGCCATGCGCAACTTCAAGGACGAATCCTTCATCTCGCAGTACCTGTCGCCCCGCCTGATCCGCGAGTTCCGTTTCTTCGCGATCTCCGACCACCAGGCCAACCCCAAGCTCGAAGTCGCCGCCATCCACGACGACGAAGGCTACCGCGACATCCGCCGCCTGCTGGCTGCGCAACACAACCGCGACAACATGGTGCCGGACATCCAGGTGGTCCGCTTCAACCGCGACTCCGACCGCTCGCTGGTGCTGCGCCACCTGAAGAGCCGCGGCCGCCCGCTGGCGGGCGAGGACGCCGAACAGGTGATGAAGCACCTGGCCCGACTGTGGGGTTTCAGGGTGCGGCTGGAAGAGACCGAGCCGGACGGCACCGTCAGCTCCTACCGGGAACAGGACCCGCCGGCATCAGCCTCCTAGTGGTCGGTCAAAGCAGGGGACGCCGTTGGCGTCCCCTTTTCTTTGTCCGCTTGTCGGCGTTGTGCGAAATCTGCTAGAATCGCGGATTCGCATTTTCTGCAGCGGCTCGCCCGCAGCGAAATCGCAGATAGGACAGGTGGCCGAGTGGTTGAAGGCGCACGCCTGGAAAGCGTGTATACGTCAAAAGCGTATCGGGGGTTCGAATCCCCCTCTGTCCGCCAAGATTTCTACAGCAGTTGCCCAATAGTGCCCGCAAACCCGCATCAGCTCTGGCTGTGCGGGTTTTTTCTTGCCCAAAGTTGCCCAATGAGTGCCGCTGGAAGCAAGCTATTTTTTCGGGTACTTTCCCGGGTACTTCGGCCCGATAGGCCCAATTCGCTCGAAAAGTACCCGATTTCATAGGCAGAACATGGCACAGCTCGCCAAGCTCACCGACACAGCAATTCGCACTGCCAAGGGCAGAGAAAAGCCCTACAAATTGACCGATGGCGGCGGCCTGTACGTGCTCGTCAAGCCTGATGGTGGGCGTTATTGGCGCTACAACTATCAGTACGCCGGCGTCGACCGGACGATGGCCCTGGGCGTGTATCCGGCCGTGCTCGCCAAGGAAGCGCGAGAGAACCACGCGGCTGCGCGCGCGAAGCTGGCCAGCGGCGTGGATCCGATGGTCGAGCGCAAGCACGAGAAGCTCACCATCAGGGCGGCGGCCGCCGATGACTTCGAAGGCCTGGCGCGCGAAATGTGGGCGAAGAAGCTGCAGCGAGGCAACAGCGCCGGCTACGTCGACGAGGTGCTGGGCAAACTTGAGAAAGACGCCTTTCCGTGGATCGGCCGGCGCGGTATTGCCAGCATACGTGCTCCCGAGATCCTGGCCATCCTCGAACGCGTCGAGGCGCGCGCGCCGGAGACGGCGCGCCGGCTTCGCGGCTTCATCGGCGAAGTCTTCCGGTATGCGATTGCCCGCAACAAGGCGACCGAGGATCCCACGCAAGTCCTGCGCGGCGCGGTGATCACGCCGAAGACCCAGCATTTCGCGGCGATCACGACGCCGGCCGACTTCGGCGAGCTGCTGCGCAAGATGTACACGTACCGCGGTGAGCTGGTGACTCGCGCCTTGCTGCGCCTATCGCCTCTGGTCTTCCAGCGGCCGACAGAGCTGCGTGAAGCCTGGTGGGACGAGTTCGATCTAACGGGCAAGAATTGGGGCACGCCGATGTGGGAAATCCCGGCGGAGCGCGCCGATGCTGAAGGTGATACGAAGATCACGAGAACCGGGTGGGAGTCGCATTTGGTGCCTCTATCGAGTGAGGCCGTCAGCATTTTGGAAGCGCTTTTCCCGGCGACGGGGCATACCAAGTGGGTTTTTAAATCGAACCGGAAAACGGACCTGCCGCTATCCAACGGCGCTGTGCTGTCCGCGCTTCGACGAATGGGCTACGCGCGCAAGATGACTGCGCATGGATTCCGCACCTCGGCGCGAACCCTCGCGGCGGAACGTTTGAAGGTGGATGATCGCGTGCTGGAATTGCAGATCTCGCACAAGGTTGCCGACCCGCTGGGCCGTGCCTACAACCGCACCACCTTTCTCGACGAGCGGGTGGCGTTTATGGAGCAGTGGGCCGACTACCTGGCTACGCTGGTGGCCGGCCCTGCTGCGGCCGTCAAGGGCTCGTGACTGTAGCGAGGGGCGCTTCGTATCCGGTCGGATCATCGAGCCAGCGCAGCACCTCGGATCCACGGTATTTCACGCTCCGCTCTCCCGTGGGCACCTTGGGCGGCGCGGTGCCGCTAAGGGTCCGGGTGCGCCAGGTTTCGCGACTGATGCGAACAAACGGCGCTATTTCGGTCCAGGAATAGAGCGCGCTGGGCAGCAGCCGCTCAGGAGCCGGCAAGCGGCGCTGTCGCGGTTTCGTTGCCACGTTCATGCTGCATCTCCACCACGCACGGCCAGCGCCGTGGCGATCGGCCGAACCCATATCGGCGTGTTGGATAGCTGGAATGACTCGCCAGCCCACGCTAGCAATATTGCGCGCCCTATCTCCTCGGCCATGGCCTTGGCGGCCTTCTTCGGTACGGCGTTGCCGATGCGCTCGCGCCATGCCTGGTCCGAGGTGCCATGGAGAACGAAGGGCTCAAGTCGACGCGCCATCAATTCGCGCGCGTACTCAATCTGTCGCTGAGGGATGCGTTCCATCGCCTCGGCATAGTCGTCCGGGTCGTAGATGCTTTGCAGCGCCGCCAGTTCGAGCGTCGTGAAGGGCCGGTGCCATGTTCCATCGAGAGCCCGGATACGACATACCAGTTTGTCGGTGAGTGCCGGCAACGACCGAGGATCCGCGACTGACCAGGAGCCGTTATCGTGGCAAGCTGACGCAGACACTGCACCGCTGGGCCGATCCCAGGAAACGACGCCGTAATGGCCGGCGGTCAGGTAAGCATCACCACGCTCGCGAGCCAGGCCAGGCCGGGGATCCGCGACGGAAGGATAGCCACCCTGAACACCCTTGCCGCCTGCCGTCACGGTGCGGCTCGTTTCCGACCATCCCGCGACGGAAAGGTGGCCGTGGCGCCCGGCCCACTCGGGTCGCGGATCCGCGACGCATTGGCCGGTGCCGTGCGCGCCTGTGACGGCACGGGCTGATGCGTCGTAAGGGATGATCCGGAATTCGTTGCTGTGCTTCGCGGGGCCGCCATGGCGGGGATCGGCCACGCTGAATACGCCCTGGCCAGGTGACTTCACACCGATGATCGCGCCCGCCGTATCTTCCATGCGGAGTACGCCGTACTGGCTGTACTGTGCGGCACCGGCAGCTGCACGAGGATCGGCGATCGAGAACGCACCGTTCGACGGCAACCCGCGCGACGTGATCGTGCCCGCAGGCCTGTCCCATTCGCGCACGCCGAGGAAGTCATTGTGTGCGGTGGGAACGATCAGATAGTCCCGGAGATGGCCATTTGCGATCGCCAGCTCATTCAAGCTTCGCCAGTCCTTGCCTGCTTGGACGAATGCCAATCGAACCCAGGTCTTCCAGTTCAGCCCGGGGATTCGGTGCATCGGGCCGGCGGCCATGTCGCCGGGAAGGTGCATGCGGTCCAAGATTTCACCGACGGCACGCAACGGACGCTTCGGCGGCTCATAAATGAATGGCGCGATCTTCTCGGCATGTCGTGCGATCAACAGGAACCGTTTCCGGCTCTGCGCGAGCTCGCCGAGCTCGCCGCAATCGTGCGTCGTTTCTCGGACCACGTAGCCATAGTGCCGCAACATGCCAGTGATCTGGTCCAGCAAGTGGCGACCGCGTGTAGCGATTCGAGGCACGTTCTCGAAAAGGATGACCTCGGGGGGATCATCAGCCCAGGCTTCCAGCATCAGCCAGACCCCCCGGAGAGTCAGGCGATTCAGTGCTTGATACTTGTCGGTCGTGCTGCGGGACTCCGAAAGCAAGCCGGAGAATCCTTTGCAAGGCGCTGAGAGAAACACGATGTTGGGCCGCTTGCCGTGGGCCGCCTCGCGCACGTCCTGGGGCAGCGCTTCAGCCCATCCAGGCGGCGGCTCCACGCCGTGGAATGCGGTGTATTGGCTGCGGTCAAACAGGTCGCGGACAGTGCCTCGAACGCCGGTCAGGCGACGGAAGTCCTCCGCGCCGGCGGGGTCAACGTCCAGGCCGCCCAGGCAGACCATACGGCCCTGCAGACCGGGTATCTCGGGGCGTGCATCCTGGAAGCCCGCAGCACCGCTGCCCAGACCGAAGAAGAGGTGGAAGTGATTGATGTCGAAAGTAGCCATGATGATTGTCCTTGTGGTGCGTGCCTGTCGACCGAACGAAGGCAGTATGCGAATTAGGGTTGCGTGATCGACCAGGCGGGCGCAGGCGGCGCTGCAGCCGGCGGGAGAACGTGATCGGGGATCGCGTGACGTGAGCGGGGTTGAGTGGGCGCAGGCATTACTTGGCCCTCTTGAAAACCCAGCAATGCACCGTCGACGCCTTGGTTGCGCCCGTTTGACTGGCGTTGGTGCGGATGCGGCTCTTGACCGTCTTCACGTCCAGGAACTTATGCCGGCGGCTCTGCCGCAGGACTTTCTTCAGGTCGCGCAGCGCGGGAACCTGTTGGCGACGTGTGACTGCGACCTCGATGTACTCATTGAGGTTGACGGCGATCTCTTCGGGGTTGCTGGAGTGATCGAGAATCGGCAGCAGCTCGTCGTCACCGTTGAGGTAGGAAAATGAGTCCCAGAATTCCTGGACCATCGGGTGATCGTCATTGATCACGACCTGGCGGGCGACTGCCATTTTCGCGACCTCGGCTAAGGTCTGTTCGTGCTGCTCGTCGGTCATCTTCACGACAAGGCGCAGCGCGTCGACCGCCGCCATGATTTTCGAATGGCACTCGATGAGGCGGATGACCTTGATGTCGCCACGGGCGAGAAGGTCCGCATGGTGAACCGAGGTCCGATCGCGGATGATTTCCAGTGCGCGCGCCTCGCGGCGGGTAGCTGCCAGGATAAAGCCCGATACGGATTCCATCGGCGCGGTCTTCAGCCAGGTGGCCGCGTCGAAAGTCGCCTTGTTCTGGCCGGCCCTGTCGAAATGAATATGGACGATTCGCGTCAGAATCGCCTCAGACGCGTTAACAGGATTGTTCTGTGCGATCACTACGCTGCCGCGAAACGGCGGCTCATAGGTGTCATTCCCGCCGTTGGCGACCCCGCGTGCGCGTGTGCTCCGGCCGTTGTACGCCGTCTTCAGTTCGTCCCAATCGAACGATTTGACGTGAGGGCCGGCCTTGTCCTCGCCGGTGCGCTCACGATCTGATTCGATCAGCACCACCGGCATGCCGGAAACCTTCGCCATGTTTCGCGCACGCGCGGCCGGCGTCGCCTTGGAGGGGTCGAAGCCCTCATGGTCGCGGCCGAACAGCTTCCACAGGAATTCGATAAGGGTGGTCTTGCCGGCTCCGGCATCGCCGACGATCTCCAAGAAAGGGAAGTCGCGGTACGTCTCACGGATCTGCTCGGCAAAAAGTGAGGCGAACCAAAAGGCCAGCGCCGCAACGCCCTTTGCCCCGAATGCCGCCCACAAGTGCGGAAACCAGGCCGACACATAGCCGGTCGGGTCGTCGTTGATGTGCATGTCCGAGCTGGCGAGGGTTTTTATCGATAGGCTGCCCAGGTCGAAATAATCTTCGGCGTTGGTCTTGTGGATGGTGCCGTCCTTTACCGCGATGTCACCGAAGATGTAGCAGCGCCAGTCTTTGCTATAGCCGATGTAGTCCAGCGTCTCGACGCGTTTGATGTTGTAGAGGCGGCGCTCCATCATCCTGTCAAGGTGCTGCGCAGTACCGCTGAACATCGCGCCAGGTGCGACGCCCAGCAAACGTTTTTTGAACTCTGCCGCCGTGCTGACCTGACTGGCCGTAAAGGTGTCCTTTACGGGCGGGCCGTCATGTGGAAATTCCACGCGGAAGTAGTACCAAGATTCGTCCGTCAGCTTGTTCTGCTGGAAATAGAGCGGTTGCGGGTAGCAGTTAGAGATGGGCCGAATGCCGCCTGACTCACGCAGCGCCCGCTCCCGCAGCTCGGATTGTTCCAGCCCGCCGACCTCTTCGCCGATGCGGTCCATCGCCTTGTGATATGCGTTGAGGTCGATGCTGAACCAATAGAGCCGCTTGCCGAACTCGAAATCGAATTCGGTGCGGCTGTTGTCGTGTTCATATATCAGCAGCGCCTTTTCCGTGGCGCTTTCGGCCAACAGCACCGCACCATGATGCAGATACGTCTTCAGACCTGCATCGGACAGGTGCCGCTTGGTGGAATCGTCGCCCGCGTTTCGGTCCAACAGGAAAAGGTCGTTCCAGTCGCGTTTGACCTTGCCCTGCGGAATGATCGCCGCGGTGCACGTCCATCCATCCTGCCGCGCGCGCCGTACATGCTTGCGCGTGAAGTCACGGCCGGCTTTGTCGCCGTCTAATGCCCAGACCAGGTGCGGTTGGCTTTCGCGGCTGTCGCGCAGCACGCGTAGCGCGGCGCTGGGGTAGTTGTTGCAGGAGAGCAGCGCAGCGGCAGGGATGCCGGCCTGGCACATGGCGATCGCGTCGAAGATTCCCTCGACCAGCCACAGCTTGGCGACCTTGGTCGGGTCGACGGACGGCGGAATCCACCATTCGCCCATGTAGCTGCCGCCGTACATGAAGCGAGCCTTCTTCTTGCCGAACCGGCCAGGCTCGTCGATCAGTCTTTCCCACCAAGTCTTGCCCACTTTGAAACGCACCGTGGCCGAGCCGATGTTGCGCTGCTGGTCCCGGTAATACTCCTGCGTGTAGGTGCCTGCGATCTTGGACAGATCGAAGCCGCGTGCGTGTACCAGGTAGGCATCAGCAGCGGCATTCGGATTGGTCTTCTGTTCTTCCTCGTACCGCTTCGACCAATGGTCGAAGATGTCGGACAGCAGCTCCTTTACATGACCTTCCCAGCCGCAGTTGTTCAATCGACCGCAGCGAAGCACCCAGGGATGCTCGGCGTTCGTGTACAGCTCCTTCTTGTTGCAGGCGGGGCACAGGCCTTGACGCAGCCAGCCGGCGCGTTCCTTGAAGCCGTAGGGCTCCAGGCGCGTCAGTACTTCTTGATGAATATCGGGCTTCATAGCGGCCTTGTTGTGATTTCAGGTAACCGGCGTACTTCGCTACGGCTTGCTGGTGCCAGCGTCAGGGGCCATCAAGCACGCCCGCATTGCGTCCATGGCTTCCGTCGCGGATGGGTATTCGTCAGCCGCTTCAAGGTCCTGATCTGGGCGCACCCAAAACGCAGGGCCCTTGGTCGGCCTTTCCTGAAGAAAGCACTCCGGGAAACCGTGCTTGACGCCGAACCGCCACCGCTCCGCGTCGAGCTTCTGCATCGCCAATTCCGTCTCCAACGTCGGCACGGACAGGGTGTCGGAGCCGGGTTGCTGGTCGATCGCGTGGGCGAAAAGCGCCTGCAGGTGTGCGGTGATCGACATGCGAGCCGCGACCAGGGCGCGCAGCTGCTGATCACTCTGGGCTGGGTAGGGCATGGCGCGATACGCGTTGATCAAGCTCAGCAGCTTGTTAAGCCATGCAAGGTGGTTGTCCATATCAGTCGTCCATGTCGGCCGCGCAAGCACGTTTGAAGTCGTGCCGCGGCGCTTTCGGTTGGTGGGGGTGAGGTACGGACGCAGGGCTAGCTGCCGTCGCGGCCGTCGCGTCGAATCCGCGCTCTATGGCCTCGGCCTGAATGGCAAGGCAACGTGCGAGCAGGGGGCTGCGCAGGGCGTCATCAAGCGATCCCTTCAGACCTGCGTCACGGTGTGCCGTGGCGAGCTGGGCGCGGGTGGGTGTCATGCAGTCACCGCTGCCAGGCTGGCCGGGTGCTGGATGGCGCGGCGTGCAGCGATCTGAACGGCCAGCAGCGCTGTGAGCATGTCGGCGTAGAGATCCCGGTCCTGGCCAGCCGTCTTTCGAATCAACGCAGAATCCAGCCGTCCATCGGTACAGATGAGAGTCGACAACAGCGTGTCGAGCGCGCACAACTGCCACAGGGTGATGGGCAGATGAAGCTCTTGGTCGGATGACTTCTTAGGCACGTTGCAATCCTTTGGGCAACAAAAATCCTGCGCCGGCCGGAAGGGCCGTCGAAGAAAACAGCGGGTTTGGGTGGGAGCGGTTTAGTGCGTGGCGGCTGCCAAGGCGGTAGCGAGCTGTCGGTCGGCCAGCAATTCGGCTATCTCGAATGCGGACACGGCTCGACGGGTGCCGGAGGAACGGTCAACCACGAATACGCAGAAGGCGGTGCTGCTGTCGACGTCGATCGAAACCTTTGCTTCGTGGCACTGGTACTCGCAAATTGCCTGGGCGGCGATGGTTTCGGCACGGCCTTGAGAAATAGGCGCGAGCTGCATCAAGAACGCGATGGTGCGTTCCAGCAAGCGATTGCACTCGGCGGCAGCGTAGGGACGGCCATCTTCGCGGTAATGCAGCTTGACGAATTGATAGGCATGGATGTCTAGGTCATCGGTCTTGGACGAGTGGCTGGAAATGCGGGCTACTATCCCGCGCGGCCGATGGTTGAGCTGGGTAGTCATACGGTGAGGTTTCCTTGTCGAGGGTCATCCCGAAGCTCGGCGGCGGCGCGGCGAAGCTCGGTAACAGGGGAAAGCGGCAAATGCACTTCAGGGTTGGGGATAGACGATGGCGAAAGGGTGCGCACGGCCTCAAGCGTGGCTACCCAGGTATGTCCGCAATAGACGTTGTGGCACTGAAACTCAAGCTCGCGCAGCGTGGCGGACATCTGGCGGCTTGATCTCACGAGCGACGAGGTGTGGCAGTGAGGACAGTGCATCCGAATGCCGTTGGCGCGCGGCTTGGTCAGCGTGTCGGTCATCAGGCGGGATAGATGTCGTTGAAGGTGAATCGCTTGCCCTGGGTCTGGGCGTAGCGGATAAGGTCGCGCGCGAGAGCGGGAGATATCTCCTGCTCTCCACGCTCGTATTTGGACACTTGTGATTGGGTGATCTGCAGGGCGGTAGCAAGCTCCGCCTGGGTCATCCCCAGCTTTTGCCGGATGGTTTTTATCGTGTTCATGCAGAAATAGTACGGCCATTACTATTTATTTGCAATGAGTATCTCATTTTTAAATTAGTAGTACGGGTACTAAAGTGGCGCAATGTCGACAAATCAACTGAGCCATGAGCAGACGCAGGACGCTGCTCGATTGAAGGCGATCTTCAATGCGAAGAAGAAAGAGCTCGGCCTCACGCAAGAGAGCCTGGCCGAACGCCTGGGCTTTTCGAACCAGAGCGGTGTCAGTCATTACCTGAATGCCAAGGCCGCGTTGAACTTGAACGCGGCCATGATGTTTGCTACAGAGCTTCATGTCCGCGTGGGCGAGTTCAGCCCATCGTTACAACTTGAGATAGACCACATCGCTGGCTTTGCTTCGAAGCAACCGACGCCCAATTCCGTTCGTCAGGTCACCTATTGGCCCTTCGACGTGCCGCCGAGCGCCATCGAGCAGTTAAGTCGCTCGGATCGGATACGTTTGAGCGCGTTGGTCACGACTTATGTGGAGGCGTCTGCCGCCCCTAAACCACAACGAGCAGCCTGAAATTCCGCGCGTCTGGCGTTCAGGCAACGTGTTGCACGTATCGTTTCCGTGGTTCCCGTGAAACGGGCTCGTAACTAGGCGTTAACGCGGCCGCGATCTCATCCTTTCGCAGCCATCCGAGGTCAGGAATCTTCGTCGGCCTCGGCCAATTCCTGATCTGCGTCGTTGGTCTCGCCCTCCAACTCGGTGACTAGGCCCTGTCCTTCGTTGAGTTGGTGACGCAGGCTCTTGATCAGCCAGACCGTCGCAGCGATCTGCGGCTTCAGATTTGGAAATTGCACCTTGTGCTGTGGCGATAGTTCCGGCCGTCCCATGGCGAACGTAAAGGTCAGCGTGGCGGTGCCGCGTTTGATGCGTTCCCACTCGGCGCGCGCGGCATCAAGTGCATCCGATTCGCTGGCGAAGGTTTCGCGCAGGCGCTTGGCGTTGCCCACAACGCCCGCCACGACCGAGTGCCGCACTTTCTTGCGCTTGTCCTGCCAGAAGGCGCGAACGCCGGTGTAGCTGTCGCGGTCGGCCAGGTGGTAGCGGTGCTGATCGCCATCGACGCGATAGATCGTGTGGACCGGCAGCTCAGTGCCGTCTACCTTCTGCCCACCCTTGATCGGAACGAACAGGATGCGGCCTTCCTTGATGGTCGCCACGGCGTCGTAACGCTTGCCCAGGCGGTTCAGGAAAGCGATGTCCGACTCGTTGGTCTGATCAATGTGCGCGACGACGATATCGCCGAATACGCCGACCTCCGACTTCAGCTCGTGCGCCTTGGCGATCACGGCCACGATGTCCTTGATCTTCTGCTTGTGGAAACTGCGCTCCGTGCGCGTGCGCAGTGCGCTGGTCAGGTTGGCGCTGCGCGCGCGTAGCGTCAGCGTGTCTGGGGCGCCAGAGTGCTCGATCTCGTCGACCAGGTAGATGCCCTTGTCGACCAGGCCGGTGGATTTCCAGCCCAAGGAAACCTGCAGCGGTGCCTCGCGCGGCGGCATGACTAGCAAGCCGTCTGTGTCGTCGAGCACGATGTCCAGCTGGTCCGCTTCCTCGGCGCGGCATTCGGTGATGGTCAGCGACATCAGGCGAGGGCGCAGCACGCCCGTGATGTCCTTGCCCTCAAGGGTCACCCGCCAGATGGGAATGTCATACGAGGGGTTCACTGGAAAATGCCCCAATCCGCCGGCGAGCCGTCCATCACGTCGACCGGGATCTGCAGGCCGGTGCCGAACAGCGAGCCGGCGCGCGTGTCGTCGACGCATTCGAGGGTGATGGAAAACTCGATACGGCGCGCGGATCCGTCGACGAAGAACAGGGACTGCGTTTCCTCGATCGCTGTCACCTTGAACGCTCCCAGCACGTCTCCCGTGCCGGCCAGCAGAAGATATGCGGCCCCGGTGCCCGCCATGCGACGCACCAGGGCGATCGACGCGGCGCTGCCGGCGAATTCCGGGGCTACCCACCCGGCCAGGGTGATCGTGTCGTCTCCAGGCCCCAGGTACTGCGTCGCCGGCCGTGCGCCCACGCGTGAATTCTTCGCATGCCGCCATTCGGTGCGACGTTGCAGCGTCTGGTACGCGATCGTCTGCAAGCCGAACACGAACATTCCCAGGCACATCATCATGGTTCTTGCTCCTACGCTTCGTCGGTCAGCATGGATCGCAGGCGAGCCGCCTTCCTGCGTTCGCGCTGGTCAAGCACCTGCTCGATGGCCCGGATCAGCGAATCTTGATCGGCACCGGGGGCGAGGGTGATCGGAATGCTGATGGTGTCGCCCTGGACGACAATCTGCGGTGCCGAAGCGGTGGCAGACAGCGGCGGGCGCGTGTCAAAGCGCAGCGGTGCGGTGTCGGCCGCGCCGGGTGTGCCGGCCAGTACCGCTGGCGATGCGATCGCGCCGCCCAGGGCGATCGCGCCGGCCAGCGCGCGCGCCGCCTCGACCGCCACGGATTGCTGCCGCTCGATGCCGATCGCCGCGCCCTGGGACACGAATTCACCCAGGCCGACGAAAACGCGACTGGGCGAGCGGATCCCCAGCTTGTCCTTGAACCAGGTCACCACGTCATCGCCCATGCCGACCACGGCGTCGCGTACCGCGCCTCCCATGCTGGTGATCCCGTTGATCAGCCCGGACATGAGCATCGTGCCGAACTCGGTGAACTTGGCCGGCATCTCGACGCCCAGCATTCCCAGCGCCCCGGAAATCACGTCATACAGCAGCTGCAGGGGGTTCCAGGTCGTAAGAATCGTGCCCAGGCCGGTCACGCCGCCGTTGAATATTCCTGTGAACGAGGTCCACATCGACGAGAACACCGCGCCGGCACCGTCCCACATGCGCTGTGCAGCCCCGGAAACGGCCGCTACGGCGTTTTCGAAGGTGGAGACGATGGTCGACCACAGCTCGCCGAAAAACGCCTTGATGGGCTCCCAATAGGTGTAGATCAGCCCGGCGGCGACCGCGATGGCCGTGATCGTCGCTCCGATGGGGGTCAGCAACAGGGATCGGCCGATGAACAGCAGCGCAGAGCCGGCTAGGCGAAAGCCGCCGGCCAGCAGGCCAAGCACGCGCGCGCCGATGGTGCCCTGCACGCCCAGCGTGGTCAGGCCGAAGCGCACCACGGCCAGCGGGCCGAGCACCGCCGCCAGAGCGACCGTCAGGGTGCCACCAGCGGCCATCAGGCCGGCCAGGACGGTGAGGCCGGTGACCAGCACGGTGGCGGTCGTGCTGTGCTCGCGCATGAACTCCGTGACGGTCTGCGTGGCCTTGGCCGTCGCGGCGAGCGCCGCGTTGTAGAGCGGCGATACCTTTTCCCCAAGCTCAAGCTGCAGGTCACGCAGCTGGGCGAGCGCCTCGATTTCGCGGCCCTGGGTCATGTTCTTGCCCAGATCCACGGACTGATCGATGTCGGCGGCACCTTTGTTCAGTCGCTCATTCTTGTGGATCTGCTGCGCCTGCATGACCATCGTCGTAAACAGGTTGGCGCCCGTGCGGTTCGTGATGATCGACGAGATCACGTCATTGATCGCGCCCGGGTCGGTCACGCCCTTGGCGGCCAGCTTGGGCAGCAGCACCTGTTCGACCCACTCCAGGGGCGAGGCCTTGAACAACTCGCCGCCGGCCAGCGCGCCGGGCGCGACGCGCTTCACCGTGCCGATCTTGGTGTATTCCACCATGCGCGGGTCGACCAGGCCGTATTTCATCAGCTCGTTGACGGCGCGCACGGTGGTCTTGCCCTGGTACAGGTTGCTATAGGCGGACATCAGGCCGTTGCCGACCTGGCCACCGCCCATTTCCTGAATCAGGGGCTCCATCTGGTAGTAGAAGGCGTCGTCGCGCAGCTGCTTGGCCGCGACGCCGCCGCGCCCGATGAACTCGCGCCATTGGTCGCCGCCGACACGCCCGCCGGTCGCGGCGAGCACCTTTTGCACCATATTCGCCTCGTGCTCGAACTTGGCCTGGCTGGAGGTGCCTCCGCGCAGCTCGATGACCTTCAGCATGTTCATGAAGGCTTCTTCGTTCGCGTGGGCTTCCTCGCCGCCGTACAGCGCCTCGTTGGCGAATTTCATCTTCGCAAGCGTGGGCATGACCATCTGGGCGTGATGCTCGTCCGCGAAGATGCTGAGCGCATCGCGCATCAGCAGCACATTGTCGGTGGTTGACGTGCCATATTGCTTCATGGCGCGCGCGTACTTCGCTGCGTCTTCTGTCGCCTGGTCGCCCAAGCCGAGGGCTTTGATACGGTTGGCCTCGCCCTCGAACTTCTTCGATTGATCGATGGTGCCATCCAGGCCGTGCAGGACGTGCATACCGGTGGCTCGGGCGGCGTAGCCAGCGATCGCCATATTCGCGGCCGCGCCCTGGGTGGACTGCATGTGCTCGCGGGCGGCGGCTAATGCCTTCTGGCGGGCGCTCACGGCTTCCAGCTGGGCGGACTGTTTCCCGAGCGCGGCCGTGGTTGACGTGATGCCGCTTCGCAGCTCGCGCTCGTGCTGGGTCAGGTTGCTGGCAGAAATGCCGGCAGACGAAAGGCGATCGCGCAGTCCCTGCAACTGCTGAGACTGCTGGGCGATCTTGTCTTTCATCTTGCCGGCGCTGGCGACGGTTTTGTCGAACTCGCGCTGCATATCCCGCGTGGGCTTGCCGCTCGCCTTCATCTGCGCGGCCAGCGCGGAAATGCGCTCCTGCGTCGCCTGGAGCTCGCTACGGCTGGTTGACAACCCTTTGGACAGGTCGCGGAACTTGCCTACTTGGCGCTGGGTGTCTTCCAGCCCTTTCAGCTTGTTCCGCAGCTCCAGCATTGCTTTGGCGGTGTCGGTGCCCTGGCCCGCGATCTTCTTCAACGGTGCCGAGAGCTTGTCGCGTAGCGCCGTGATGACGCGCAGTTGTAGTGTCTTATCCATCGTCACGCTTCCGGGACCGCTCGGACGCGAGCACGCTCGCGCCATTCCATCAATTCGACCAAGGAAAAGCCGTCCATGTCCGCCGGGCCCCAATGGAACACGACGGCCAGGTCGGCCATGGCGTCATCTACGCAGGCAGGTATTTCGCCCGATCTGCCTTCGTCAGCAAAAAACTGGAGATCACGCCTCCAAACTGCGCCAGGTCGGCAGGGTCGAGCGTTGCGGCTTCGACCGAAGAGATCGACGGCTGCGTCACGCGCGGCAGGACGGTTTGAATGGCGATCACGTCCATGTTCAGCAATGCCATGAGCGTCACGCCGCGCAGGGCACCGGAGTTGGGCCGGGATACTTCGACGGTCGTGATCTCCGTCTCGCCGCGTTTCAGCGGCGTGTCGAGCGTGATGGTTTCGTTGGTATTCATGAGTTTCCGGTTCCGTTAAATGCCGATGGCGCGGCGCAGGATTTCCATACGATCGACGCCTGCGTACATCTCGATCATGTTCAGCAGATCGATCTCGACCAGCACTTCGCCGTTGATCGATTCCTTGTAGTAGACGCACTCGGTGGTGACGTCCCACTCGGTGTCCTCGCCGACTTTGGCCTCGCCGCGGTCAAGCACGCTGTGACGCCCACGGACCACAATCTCGACGTTATCGATAGCGCCCGTATCGTCGCGCTGGAAACCCTGGGTGAAGCGCAGCAGCACGCCGCTGGCCGTGGTGGTTCCCATCTGCTGCACGACTTGCTTGGTGTAGCCGCCCATCTTCCATTTCACCTGCAGGGCGTTCTCGTCCAGACCGTGGTCGACCTTCACGGACCCGTTCATGCCGCCGGCCCGGTACGCTTCCATCTTGCGTTCCAGGTTGGGCAGCGTCATCGAGGTGGCCTGTCCCACGTAGGACGAACCCTCGTTGAAGATGTTCATTTGCTTGAGTTTGCTGGGCATTCCCATGACTCAGACTCCGAGATTGAATGAGGTAGCTGACGCCACGCATCGGTGGCGCCAGGCGGGTTAAGCGTTGACGCGGTTGGCGAAGTCCAACAGGTACTGATCCGTGATCCGCTGCTGGAACATCAGGTTTTCCAGCGGCGGGACCGGCGTGTAGTCGTAGTCGATGTACACCTTGCCGGACTTGAGCACGTCGACCGTGTTGGGGTCCGGGTCGTACCAGGCGCTGCCGCCCATGATGTAGCCGAGTGCCTTCAGTTCCGCGAACTTGCGGTTGATACCCTCGATGATGTCCTTGATCAGGCTCGGGTGCATCGGTTGGTCGACCGCCCAGAAATGCGCTTCGGCAATGGTGTCGGCGAGCACCTGGGCCGTGCGGGTGTAGTTCTCGAACGGGTAAAGACTGTCGGGGCCGGCGCACGTCCTGCTGCCCCAGAAGCGAAAGCCGGTCTTGTTCACCAGGACGGTCACGTCCTTTTCGTTGAGGTAGTCGGCATCGGTCGCGGTGCTCTGCAGGTCGAAGTACACGTCCTTGCTGATGCCGGTGACGTTGTTGACCACGACATTCGACAGGGTCTTGTGCCAGCCCACTTCTTCGTCGATCTTGGCGCGCAGGCCCATGGCGACCGCGACAGCGGCGAGCTCGTCGGTGGCCTTGGTGGTCGTGTTGAAGTTGGTGAAGTTCGGCCAGATGATCATGACCTCGCGCTGGCCGAAGGTCTCGCGATAAGCGGCGACCTCTTCCTTCGTGTTGCAGCCGGTGGCATAGGCGTACAGGAAACCGCGCAGCGACTGCGCCACAGCCGCAAAGGCTGCGGTCACGTCCTCGTCATCCAGGCCCGGGGCACCGAGGATCCGGGGCTTGACCAGCGGCCCGCTGGTTTCCGCCGCCAACAGTGCCTGCATGCCGAGGTACTGGCCCGTGGGCGATACGCCGCCGATGACGTTGGCTTTCGTTTCGGCCGGCGTGTCGCCTTCCTCCACGCGCACGACGACGCAGACCGGGTTGGTCTGGCTGCCGATGCCTTCCAGCGCACGGGCGAGCGTGCCGGCGGTGCCGGCTTTGCCCATGGCGGTCTTGATGTTGGTGACGAGCACCGGGCGATTCAGGGGGAACATGGTCGCATCGGCGTCGGGGCCGGTGGCGACCAGGCCGATAATGGCCGTAGCAACAGTTCGGATGGGACGCGTACCGCCATCGATCTCGATGACCCGT